TCCGCCAGCAGCAGGACATCCTCCTTCGCAACGCCGAGAACCAGCGCAAGCGGGAGCGGCGCAGCTATTACAGCCAGCTGGTGCAGCAGCTTTCTTCCGAACTGGAGGAGATCACCCAAAAGCTGCAGGATGCTCAGGCCGATCTGGCCACCGCCGAGCGTGACGCCCTCGACCTCCACGACGAATCCACCGCCGAGCTGGAGGAGAACATCCTGCGCATCGATGAGATCAACCGCAAGGTGCGCGCCAACCTGGACCGCCAGAAGGCCATGGAAGACGCCCAGCAGTATGCCGACAGCTACAACAGCCTGACCGTGCAGCTGGAGAACCTGCGCCAGGCCAAGCGGGATCTGCTGAACGGTGCGAACCTCCCCTTGCCTGGGCTGACCGTAGAGGACGGCAAGCTGCTCTACAAGGGCCATGCCTGGGACGGCATGAGCTCCTCGGAGCAGCTGATCGTAGGCACGGCCATCGCCAGAGCGCTGAAGCCGGAGTGCGGCTTTGTGCTGCTGGATAAGCTGGAGCAGCTGGACACCATCACCCTGGACGCCTTCAACGTGTGGCTGAAGGAGCAGGGCTTGCAGGCCATTGCCACACGGGTCAGCCTGGGCAACGAGTGCACCGTGATCATCGAGGACGGCACGGTGGACGAACCGCCCGCATCATATCAGCCGAAATGGAAAGCAGGTGAATTTTGATGGAACTCATTCGCGGAAGGAAACCCGCGGCAGCCCTGAAGGTAGTGCTCTATGGGCCGGAAGGAATCGGCAAGAGCACCTTCGCCAGCATGTTCCCCGCCGCCGTGTTCGAGGACACCGAGGGCTCCACCGACCACATGGACGTGGTTCGTACCCCCAAGGCCCGCAGCTTCGCCGAACTGAAGCAGCACGCGCAGCACTTCATCCAGCATCCCAATCAGCTGGGCACCTATGTGGTGGATACCTTCGACTGGGCGGAGCGCCTGGCCACGGAGGATCTGCTGGCCAGCAAGCAGGTGCAGGGCATTGAGGACTTCGGCTTCGGCAAGGGGTATGTGTACCTGGGCGAAAACGTGGGCAAGTACCTGGACATGCTCACCGAGCTGAACAACCGGGGCGTGCATGTGGTGATCAACTGCCACGCCATGATGCGCAAGTTCGAGCAGCCCGACGAAATGGGTCAGTATGACCGGTGGGAGCTGAAGCTCTCCAAGAAGGTCGCCCCGCTGGTGAAGGAATGGGCGGACATGATCCTCTTCGCCAACTACAAGACCATCGTGGTGAACGTGGACGGTCAGGGCGCCACCAAGGGCAAGAACAAGGCCACCGGCGGCAAGCGGATCATGCACACCACCCATCATCCCTGCTGGGACGCCAAGAACCGCTTTGGTCTCCCTGATGAGCTGCCCTTCGACTACGGCCAGATCGCCCATCTGGTAGCCAACCCCGCGCCCTCCCAGGTGGGCAGTGCCCACACCCAATCCGCCGCAGGCTCCGCGCCGCCCGAGGTCTCGCCCGCGCCTGTTGTTGAGCCTCCGCCGCCTGTGCAGCAGACCGGGGACATCCCGCCCGCGCTGGCCGCGCTGATGGCTGCCAACCAGGTCAAGCCCGCCGAGATCCAGGCGGTGGTAGCACAGAAGGGATACTTCCCCGCTGACATGCCCATCGGCGACTACCCCGCCGACTTCATCCAGGGCGTGCTGATCGCCGCCTGGCCTCAGGTGGAAGCCGCCGTACTCGCCAACCGACAGAAACCCACACCATTCTAAGGAGGAAACAAGACCATGAGCGAATTCGACAACCTGACCCCCAACAACGGCTTCGAACTTGGCTGGGACCATGAGATCACCCAGGACGAAATGCAAAGCGTGCTCCTGCCCGAGGGCGACTACCCCTTCATGGTGGTCAACCTGGAGAAAGCCCGCCACACCCCCAAGCAGGGCGGCAAGCTCCCCGCCTGCAACAAGGCCATCCTGACCCTGCGCCTCACCCTGCCCGACGGCCAGACCGCCGACCTGCGCTACAACCTGTTTCTGCACTCCTCCCAGGAGTGGAAGCTGGGCGCGTTCTTCTACGCCATCGGCCAGAAGCGCAAGGGCGAACCCCTGCGCATGAACTGGGGCACCGTGATCGGCTCCACCGGCCGCTGCCATGTGAAGCAGCGCACCTACAACGGCAACACTTCCTGCGAGATCGACCGTTTCCATGAACCCAGCGCTGTCCCTGCTCCCGCTGCCTACCAGCAGCCCCAGAGCTACGCACAGCCCCAGGGCGGCGGCTTCACCCCCGGTAAGTTCTGATGAAATACGATCTTACCGGCCAGAGGTTTGGTAAGCTCACAGTCACTGCCCCTGCCGACATTAAGAACGGAAAACACTATTGGTTATGTATCTGCGACTGTGGCAAACAAACGCAAGTTCCGACCTACCGGCTTACTTCAGGCAAAACAAAGTCTTGCGGCTGCCTTGTGAAAAAACATGGCAAAACGCGTAAAGAACGCCTGTATAACATCTGGGTTGGAATGCGTCAACGCTGTCGAGATACACACGCCAAGGACTATCCGCGCTATGGCGGCAGGGGTATTTCTGTTTGTAGGCAATGGGACGACTACCTTTCATTCCGCAACTGGGCTTATCAGAACGACTATAACGATCATCTTTCCATCGACCGCATCGACTCCGATGGCCATTACTGTCCCGAAAATTGTCGCTGGGTTGATACCAAAGCACAGAACAACAATCTTCGCAGCAATGTACGCTACGAGTACAACGGGCAAAACATGACACTGGCAGAATGGGCTGCGGCCCTAAACATTCGCTACAGTTTGCTCGTTCAACGCAGAAGGCGCGGTTGGTCTTTTGAAAGAATGATCTCCGAAGGAGTACAGAAAAAGAATGTTCGAACTTAGAGCGTATCAAGAAGAAGCCCGCAAAGCCGTCTGGGCTGAATGGGATGAGAAGGGCATCAAGAACACGCTGCTGGTGCTGGTCACCGGCGGCGGCAAGACCATCATCTTCTCCAAGATCATCGAGGATTGCGTCCGGCGGGGCGAGCGTGTCCTGGTGCTGGCACACCGGGGCGAACTGCTGGAGCAGGCAGCCGACAAGCTGGCCCGCTCCACCGGATTGCAATGCGCCGTGGAGAAGGCGGAGCAGACCTGCATGGGCTCATGGTTCAGGGTGGTAGTTGGCAGCGTGCAGACCCTTCAGCGGGAGAAGCGCCTCGCCCAGTTTCCGGAGGACTACTTCGACGCCATCATCATCGACGAAGCCCACCACGCCCTGGCCGATGGCTATCAGCGTGTGCTGGAGCACTTCCCCGCCGCCCGTGTGCTGGGTGTCACCGCCACCCCTGACCGGGGCGACATGAAGAACCTGGGACAGGTGTTTGAGTCCCTGGCCTATGAGTACACCCTGCCCCGCGCCGTGCAGGAGGGCTATCTGGCGCCCATCAAGGCGCTGACCGTTCCGCTGAAGCTGGACATCAGCGGCGTGGGCATCCAGAACGGCGACTATAAGGCCGGAGAAGTGGGCACCGCCCTGGAACCCTACCTGCACCAGATCGCCGAGGTGATCGCCCGTGAGTGCGCCCAGCGCAAGACGGTGATCTTCCTCCCCCTGGTGAAGACCGCCCAGAAGATGCGGGACATCCTGCGCAGCCACGGCATGAAGGCCGATGAGGTCAACGGCGAATCCCCCGACCGGGCGGAGATCCTCGCCCGCTTCGACCGTGGGGAAAGCAACGTGCTATGCAACGCCATGCTGCTCACCGAGGGCTGGGACTGCCCCAGCGTGGACTGCATCGTGGTGCTGCGCCCCACCAAGCAGCGCGGCCTGTACTGCCAGATGGTAGGCCGAGGCACCCGCCTCCACCCCGGGAAGGATCACCTGCTACTCCTGGACTTCCTGTGGCACACGGAGCGCCACCAGCTGTGCCGCCCCGCTCACCTGGTAGCCAAGACCCCGGAGGTCGCCCAGAAGATGGTGGAAAACCAGGAAGCCGCCGCCGGACAGCAGCAGGCCATGGACATCATGGAGGAAGTGGAGAAGGCCGAGAGCGATGTGGTCGCCCAGCGCGAGCAGGCCCTGGCCAAGCAGCTGAACGAAATGCGCCGCCGCAAGCGCGCCCTGGTGGATCCCCTGCAATTCGAGATGAGCATCGCCTCGGAAGACCTGGCCGGGTATGTGCCCACCTTCGGCTGGGAGTGCGAGCCGCCCAGCAAGAAGCAGCTGGAATCCCTGGAGAAAATGGGCATCAACCCCGATGAGATCGAGAACGCCGGCAAGGCCTCGCTGCTAATGT